GCTCTGCTCAATCATCCCACCATCACCAATATCGCGCGTTGGTTGATCACCTTTCGTTTCTGGTTGGGATGTCTTCTCAGGTTCCTTCTGATCAGAAGGAGACTGAGATGCTGTTTGTACGTTGCTTGATGCTGTTGCAACAATAATCACCTGCCTACATACAATATCAGCCATTAACGCATATTCAGACTTCTCATCTGTAATGACAGATAAACGCTCTATCAGCATGTTGGTATACTTACGCTTCCCGGTAATGACATCGAAGGGCCGAAGCGCAGCCTGCCAGCTTAGTAGAAGCCCGTACACACCGCTTTCTGCGGAGAGGTCATATGACCCACGGACACTCCATCCTGCCTTTATGGTAACCGTAGAGGGCCTCTTAAACGCATGGTCAGCAATTGGTGCGCCCTGCTCCACCGGGTGCTCGGTTATCGTAACATCATCCGTACCATTTTCTTCAATTGTCACTTCAGCAATGATTCCACCGATAGAGCGTCTATGTGGCATAAACAATGCTGGAGTCCAGTTACCATAAAGATTTTGTGGTTGAACACTTGTAGCAGCAGAAGGTTGTGGAGTTAGTTGACCACCGCCTCCAAAATCGTCTCCACCGCCACCAAAGTCTCCGCCCGAAGAAGTAGTAATAGTTTGGGCGTTGGATGCAGCATCACCCTGCCCGACTAAACCGGTATCATCACCACCCTCTGGTGGACGAGCAAGCTCATAAAGGCTCACCCCATACCGACGTGGATGAGGTGGTAATACTTCCATATAAGTATCTTGTTGTCTACGATTACGCTGACGCTCCCGAGTTCTCATTCTTTCACCTCCGGTTTGATGCAACTAATGTTGGTGACCATCCCGGTGTTGGTGTTCTAGTAGGGGTAGGGGTAGGCGTAGGGGTAGGCGTGGGTTGTTTCGGACCATAGGTTTCTGGGGCACCACGACTGGCTGCGGAAGCTGGATTTTGAATAGTCTCTCCTTTATCATTAAGTGCAACACCAACTATATTGGAATACCAAGGAAGACCACGAGTGTCTCCTTGATGCTCCAACAAGACAACTTTATAAGAACCAATTGGAGAGGAATAAGCTGACTCCATTTGCTTACCAAAAGTCGCAACAGGATTTATTATACCACCTGTAGAATCACCTTGAATATTACCATTTTTATCAACCTTAACAGAAGAACCTGGGGTAAATGGTACACCGGAGAGGACACTTGTATCCAGCTTGATAGTACCACCAAGTTTAATATTCGGGTTAAGCAGACACTTACATTCAATACCTTGAGGAGTTACCTCAGGTAGACTAACAAGACCAGTCTTTGTTGTTAGTATGACAGGAGCACCAGGTCTGGTATTCTTATTCTTAAGGATGACAATCTTACCATGCTCAATAAAGAACTTAGCATCATTCTTTTCCATGTATTGTCGAATTACGTCTCTAGCAGCCGCAATTTCAGTTGTATCTCGTTGGGATTTATCCAAACCAACCTCTGGATCAATATAACTTATGCTGATACCCAATTTCGTGGCAGCATTCTTAAGGGGAACTAAGTCTTGTGTACCTGCAGGGTACTGAGTGGTGACTATTTCCCGGTTGTATCTTAGATCACCATCACCCGCATGTATCTCAAAATAAGTGTCAGTTGGATTTTCTTTACCCTTCTTGTATTGAACCACCGTACCATCAAAGATCAAACCAAAGTTTGCATACTTGTATCCAGCCTGTACTTGTATCCTGGTAAACTGAATAACCTTTGCCATTGTTGTGGGAGCCATGTTATACACGCGCGCCCAAAGTGTCGCGGGTGTATTGGCGTCCGCTTGTTTAATGTTAAAGAAGACCCTCAGAGCTGAGAGATCAATCCCACCTGAAGTCTTACTCTTATCATCACTAGATTGAGCACTATCTGCTTTAGCATTAACACTAACCTCAGGAAGAGTAGTACTATCAGTGCGAGTAGTTGGTGTTCTTGTAGTGGCGGTGGCAGGTGTTGCGGTAGGGGTTGTCAGACGAGTAGTATTACTAGCCGCATCCCCCGAACCCTGACTATACAAAACAAAACTCAGTTTACGCATCCATTGCGCATCATGATTCTTATCATCTTTAGATATAGGCGCCGAGCCAGGTGCGTTACTCGGCTGCATTTGGTCAGCCAGGGATGTCCAACTATCCGCTTGAGCAGTTAGTTTAGAAGTTTGAAACTTTGCTACTTGACTTGAATCGTCAGCCATGTTCACCTACGCTAAAAATGCTCTTGAGTTACGTTGTTCTTCATGACCACGCCTCTTATGAGACTCATCAATTAACTTTTGTGTATGATGAGGATCACCGGCTCCATTGATGTAATAGTTGTTAGTTGTATTCATTGCCACCTGTCTGTTTCCTGATGTACCACCACCAGCACCACCACCTAACTTAGTACCTGTAACTTCCGATACCTTTTGCTGCGCGTTGTGCCATTGTTCAAGTTCACTGGGAGACATGACACCTTCGGGGTAGGTTTTGCCACCCTCAACCAGCGGTCCAGTACGGTCCCTACCAGTAGCCGCGTCCGTTGCCTTTTTAGCAGTTTCTGCTACCTTTTTAGTAGCGGCAGCCACTTGTCGTTGTTGGCTTCGTCTATACGCTTCTTTAAGCCAAGGCATTGCACCTGCTTCATGTTCACCAGTACCCCAATACGCTGTGCCAGTAGGTGAATAGCCAGTACCACCGATGTGTAATGATCTACCACCCATATAACCTTCACCAGCCCCAATACCTTTCGCACCAAGTCGATAAGCTTCTTCCGCAATCTGACCTAACCGAGCAAAATCGTTGGGATCTGTTGGATTCAACATACGACCGGTTTTCTGGTCGTAAATGTACGTGTCAGCGGCACCCATCCCTCCTCGTGGGTCATGTCGACCCGAACCACCTGGTTGACGAATACCTGAATGGACACCAAATTTGACGCCCTGATCGGCAGCAACCTTCGCCAACAAAGCTTTCAACTGTGGAGTAATCCTTTCTCCGTAGACAGCATTTGGATCCCCAGGACCACCTGGAACACCAGTTCCACCACTCGCTTTTTGCTCCTCCATCAACTTCAGCATCTCTTCGTTTATTTCTTTTTCACCAGCACCCTTGGGAAGCTTTACTCCTTTACCACCATGCTCGAAACTGATACCGGCTATAGTTAATTTCCGTAGGTTTTCTGGTGTTAATTGTATCGGTAGGTTTTCACCACCCGGTTTGTTATAATCACCACCCATTGCTGTTTTGTAAGCTTCAAGTTGGGCCTTCATGTTGTTTTCAAATCCGGGCCCAGAAGCCTCAGCAATCTTTGCAATCGTATCTAAGCCTCTCTTAAAGTAACTATTGTAAGTAATGATGCGCGCACGGATACCATGCGCCATTGTGTCAAAACTCTCAAAAGCCTGTCCAGGTCTAGTATTCTTACCTAACCAATCACCACCTCCAACCCGCAGATTGCCTGGGTTGTTGCGTTCTGGATGTGATATTTCCATTCCAGACGATGTTGTTTGCGTACCTTCAGGAGGCTTCCAGTCGGGTGGGAACTCAACTCCACCACCAGGTGTACCAGTTGGGGAACCCGGAGTTCCAGGTGTACCAGGAGTGGGACCACCAGGAGCGGGCGCAGCACCAGGTGAGGCACCGGTAGTACCTGCTGCTCCATAGATACCGTCTTTATAGCCCATTGCCTTTAAAGTCTGATCTAGAACATTTATCAGTAGTTCGGACATCCTTTCGTAGAATCTGTCAGCTAGATCGACAATAGGACGGAAAGAAGCATCACCAGACCACCAACGCTGAACTTCTTCAAAGAAGTCTTTAAAACTAAGGCCGGGATCACCACTTTCAAGCAAATTATCTGGATGAGGACCGAACATTCGTTGTAGTCCCTCGCTAATGTTGCGAGGAAGTACCATCTCACCATCATGCAGGTTAGCGTTAACGATCCCGCCATGCTGATATTGTGGTGTATCGTAATCACTATAAGGATTCTCTACATTACCAGTGCCCGGTCCTCGATCTTTTATTAGGCCCTTCCTGCGTGCATCTTCAATTCGCTTTGCCATTTCAGGTGAAATTTGAACACCTGTCTTAGTAGGCAGGAATGGGGCAGTTATGGCTCGAGCGATCATGTCCATGATCAGCTTGCCGATTTCGGTGCTCTCAATCGCCTTGCGCAGAGCATCACCAATAAGATAACCGCCAACCGCCGATGCTATTGCCCCAGCCACCGCCAAACCTATCGGCGCTAGTGCAGCGGCTGATAGTGCACCAAGCAATCCACTTATCAAAGCTCCCGCAATAGCAGGACCAAACATAAATAAGACTGCAGCAATAGCCACCGCCCATTCAGGACCGACTATATCTTTTAGCCACTTAAACCCTTCAATTAACTTACCAACAACCCAAACAATACCCTTTATCGCCTCCCCTACTAACTTTAGATCTTCAATAAACTTAGCCCGATTGTCCTTATCCTCAAAGAACTTCCGCATCTCATCAAAGATGTGCTTAAAGCCGTCAATAACTTCGGGATCAGTTAACCAGTCACCTATTGCATCAAGTATCTTTTTAATGTTTTCAAAGTTGTCACTAACAATCTTATCAATACCTGAACTAAATATATCAACTATTCGATCCCACGTCATAGAAAGCTTGTGACCAGCATCAGCAGCTTGCTCTTGATTAAGCTTCATCTTGACCATTAGGTCATTGTGAAACTTTATTTGGTCGTTATAATCTTTTAGATTTAATGAAAGATTACGAATAGGATCAAGATCAATACCAAGATCACCTTTCTCAATCGTATTCTTGAGCATTTGATACTGAATGGTTGCTTCACCACCGTTTCTTCTTGCTTTATCTAGGGCAGTCGCCAGTCTTACATAGGCATCTTGAGCATTCAGGATTGGTTTTGTATCCCCAACTGTGTTTAACAAACCCTGCCATTGTTCCATTTTCCCTGGCTTACGCAGGGTTTCGGCTAACTTACTAACAATTTGCGCTGTCTGTTCAGATTGGATCCCGACAGCCTTTAAACCAAATTCGAAACTCTTTAGTGCAGCAACTGGTACTCCTGTTGATTTTGATAGGAGATACATGTTATTAAAGCTATTCATCGTCCGACGAATAGCTTCTTCAGCCCCAATAGCCAACCCAATCAGTGCTAACCTAAACTCCTTGACCCCACGAATACCATTCTGCATGGTATCATGGAAACGCTTCGAACTCGCGGGGTCCGTCTGGAAGCCTAGTTTAACAAAGAATTCTTGGATTGTGATGCCTGCCATTAGTTACTATTCCTTGCTGCTTCCTCATACCTGCTTCGGTTCTCATCCCTGACATTTAGTGCTTCATTCATCCTCGCTACATCAGCTAGATCCAAAGTACCGTCAACTAGCGACTCGTAGAGACAAATTCCCTCTAGGGCTGGGCGCATAACCCAATCTTCTTCGTCGTTCATGCTGACGACGGATACGGAAGAACCTGACCCCCTGCCTCCTCCGAAGTGTTGGGCAGGGGTGCGGAGAAAAAACCGCTGAGGTTATCCTGCAACACAGCAAAGGTTAGTTGAAGCATCTCCATCATGTCAATATCTTCGAACATTAGTTCGCCGGATGGCATGGTGATGCGTACCCAGGCTTGCCCGTTCCATCTTGACACGACCTGCAAACAAGTCTTCAGGATAAACTCACTATCCTGCTGTGACATCTCAGCAACCGCAGTAGCAACGGGTCCCAATGCCGACCAGAAGTTGGCATCCATTGCGACATTAGTACCATCGGTTGGTCCGATGTCAGAAAAAGTCTCACCCATTCCGGAAAACACAGGCATAAGCTTCCGAAACAAGTGAAACTGCTTAAACGCGTCAAGCCTACCGGTGCGATACCGGGAAGTACCAAGCTCGAGTTCTTGCATAAGTCTACTCCTACGCTGCTATACCAGTCGCGCTTGCCAGACCTGTACCAAGGACAAAGTCGACAATACCGGCGTGGAAAGTCCACGTCATCTCGCCACCTTCCTTGGCATAAGTGACGTCAGCAAACTTTGCCCAGGCGCACATCTGGCAGACAATAACGTCATTGCGCGCCATGTCTCTTATCGAGATTGTATTGATGCCGAACGACTGACTAAAGACGCAATCCGCAGCATACATTGCTGACAACTGAGCATTAGTTGGGCTTGTCTTGAGCAGGCGCACCGTGACCGTTGCTGACTTGCCCGCGTGCAGCGAGTGCATTACAGAACCGTCGGCGCCAATAGTCATCGTGGACTTGTCTTCTGTCATCACGACACTGATACCACCTTCAGCGTCGCCAGCACCAGCCCCAAGACTAAAACTGCCATTGGGGCCAGAGATGCTGCACATGTTGTCTTGGAAACTGTAGGTTGCCATTGGGTTCTCCTAAGAAACAGGAAACAGCATACGTGGTGGACAGAGTATGCCAGTCTGCATTTCAGGGTCGTAAACGGGAAGGAGGGACGACCCCGCCACCCTTAGGGAGCGCGAAATCGAGCCAAGTACCAATTAGTTATCGTCTGCTCGTCCCGCACATCTGTTGTTAGCCAACCACTAGAGCCTGCATCATAATCGAAGGCGCGGACAAAGATACCATCACGAGAGAAACGATGGATGATGCAGAGGTCGTGTGGGTGGTAGAGATCGAAATCCGCTATTGCCGCGAGGGCTTCTTCCTCGCTGGCAAAGGGGACGGCATCGATCCAGTATTGTGTAATGACCATGATCGTTAGTCCGGATTTCGCGGTCGAAAGAGGAGGGGCGACCACGCCATTATTAGAAACCGCTGTACCGATCCCAACAGGAACCAAAAGCCCTGTGATGTCGGGCCGACTTGGCCTTGGCGGCTTAACCTTACCGGTTGACTTTTCGTCCAAGATACCAACCATCAGGAATAGGGTCAGTATCAAGAAGCCTTTTACTCTTTAAACCGTTCGTGATCCAAGATCGATTTCGATTTCGATAAAGCCAAATCTTTCGATTCTCTTGTTTCTGTTCAATTCGTTTATCTAATTCTTGTTGAGTAACTATTAAACTTCGGCCTCGATACCAACCATCAGGAATAGGGTTGTTCTTATTGACTCTTTTATCTTCAACACCATTTGTTATCCAACCTAATTGTCCTTGAGCAATCTTACCTCGCTCAGTAGGTCCATATCTTTTACCTTTTCTTGCACTAGGCTTCCCGAGTTTGGCAAGGGACATTCGACGTCTAGTTTCTTCACAAAACCCACCAACATATCTACGTTTGTTTACAATCAACCCATTAAGCGCATCTATTAAACAAGTCTCAATCAAACGAGCTTCTTTATATTCTATATCATCCCTCACTATTATTGGAATGGTTTCATATCCTAGATCACGAAGAGACCGAACAATCGTACCTGTTGCTGTATCCCTACCTGAAAGATGTGTACTGATCCGACCTAGTTGTATGGCACATCCAACGTAGAAAGGCTTTCCATTGTCAGATCGAATCAGTACATAGACGTAGTAATCCATCGCTCAGTACTCCTCGGTATCCCACAAGAGGATAGCAGAGTACTAATTAAAAGCAAGAATTACTTAACGGTTAACATTTATGAGCACGTTCGAGAAGTGGACAGCACCAGCCAACTTTACCGCGACCTGGATCAGTGGTGCAATGCGCGCTTCACGCTGTGCCTGGTCTTGCGTGTCAACTGAGGCGGCAAAGGTATACCAACCACTGGAAAGCAGGTCACCTTGCCCCAACTGACCAAAGCCAGGTGCATTCCATCTACCCGGTGCGATAAGACCATTGGTGACACCCTGTGACAGTGCACCATCAGTAGTTGCAACCAGCACATGAATGCCTGGATCAGTCTGTGGGATCTTGGGTGACTGATACAGGACATTGTACACGTCAGTCTGAATGCGGTTTGCCAACCAATCCAGACCGTGCATCTCATCAAAGTAAGCGCGACCACTCATCACGCCCTCTTCAATAATGCTTGTGCCATTATTGTATTGAGCATAGACGTTGATACGCTTGCTGGCAAGAGTACTAGCTGAAGTCGCTGATAGCAGCTCTGGGATGATTCCTGGCTGCACCTTAAACTTCATTGTGATGGTAGTGTTGCTACCTTCGAAGTTAACAGTTAGCGCGCGACCAAAGAAGCTGGCCATAGCATAACTATTGGTGGCGCAATACTGAACGGCAGTCCGCATGTAATCCGCCAGGGAGCACTGGCTGCCAATATCAGTAGTATTGACCGGATCAATGCAGGTCGCCTCTGCTGTGGTGATGCCGTACAGATGCTTATCGGATGCGGCTTCAATATAACCACAAACCGCCAAGTGCTGAGCATCAGTCAATGGTGCACTAGCTGCAAAGATCAGCGAGTACCACCCACGACCATCCACCCGCACCACGCTGTCTACTGGTGTCTCTAGTGCGACACCGGGCGAACTACGCTGGGCTAGTGCAGCGGTGCACAGCATATTATCCGAGATGTCTGTAGCCGTAGCAGGCGCCCCCGGCGGTGGCAGCAGAAAGCTAACCGATGAGGTAGGACCGGTAGTAGTACTCTGGATGATAAATTGATGTCCAGTCCAGGTGCAGAGTGCATGAACAGGTGTTGGTGTAAGTGCAGCAAAGGCGGCATTGATTATCGTAGCAATACCATTGAGGTTGGTCTGCAGTGAAAAGTCCATATTGACAATTGATACAACAGGACCACCATCAACAGAGATCTGGAACCCACCATTGATGATTGAGGTCCAGTTGCTGATCACCTGATCCTCGGAAGGCATAGGCCCACCTGTCAGGCGCCCTGAAGTCGGTGTCCTTGCCCACCGACCAATGAATAGTGTGGTAGGCTTTGGTACTTGACTAAAGAACAGTTCTGCTGCCAGGAACTCCGGTGCGGTAGTACCAAAGTCACCAGCGACTTCTTCAATGGTATTGTACTCCCGCATTGCTTCACCCGTGTCGACTACGGTACTATCGCCCATAATCAACAGAGTATCGAAACGGGCTAGAGGCGCGGCGATCGGCGCAAAGCTGACCTCCACGTCGACTACGCGCGATACGCTCAAGCCTTGCATGATAGTTACTCCTCTGGAGGATCTTTGGTGATGAACCCAGTTAACTGGGTCTCAAGTATAGTCACACGCATCTGCAAATCAGCAATCTGTTGAATCTGTAGATTAACCTGAGTCTGCAATTCAGTAATCTCTTCCTGAGCAATAGCAAAGTTGTTGCGGACATCCCTAGTAAAGGCATTACCTTCTTCTGGTACGGTGGGATCTATTAGTGAAGTCATTCTATTACATCCCACTTTGTTCTACCATCATCCCAGTAGGTAAAGTGACCACGAGCATAGTGATCCCATAATGTCTCGGAGCCAACCTCAACATCCCTATGGAAATGCCTTCTGCTCTCAAAGGGTGGTTCTGCTTCAATACCAACCTGTGCACCAATAATAGTTGCAACGTTATAGTTGTACCTAACTTCTCGTCTAAGTACAAGATCAACATCTATTCGATTAACCCATTGGTTCATATACAACTCTGGTGCGTGGTTCATTGATTTAATCTCAACAAGACCACAAGCATTAGCCCGCAGCACAGCCCTATTCTGCCAGATAAAGAAACCTCTTCTAAAGAAGCTGGCGTACTGACCTGCATTGTCACCGTAGAAGGAACACATTATTGTGTCAATTTGGTGTTCCTGTAGTTTTAGTTGACCCAGACCATTGTTACCGTGAGGATCATTACCCAGCCAAGGGTCAAAGTCAACCTCAGTTGACATTATGCCGAACGCCACCCAATCTGTGCCAAAAGCCGGCATATTCGGTGGCTCAGGTTGCCAGCGAGGCCTAACCAGATCGGGTGGCAGACCAGTGACCCCTGCAATGATGTCATGCAAGAAATTCTCCCATGACTGATCGTGCGGTGGTCTTGGCGTCGGCTCCGGGCCAAGATACCCTGCCTGCCTACTGTCAGGGACAAAAGGCATTAGTGGGTCCGTAGTGACCTAGCGAGATCAGACCTAATAGTCCCAGTCTGACGAGTAACAGCAGGCTTGGCACGCTCCTTGATTATTGACTGTTGCCTATCATTGACAAGCAGAGCGTTTAGTTGTGCGGCTGCTTCTGTGTGCGTCTCGATCAGTTTAGCCAAGTCCTCAGAAGAAGGACCGGTGTGATTTGCAGGTACAGCAACAGGTGCCGAACCCCGCCTACGACCACTGCCAGTCTCTACAGGTGGCGGTGGTGGTGCATCAGGATTGGGGTGACCCTCACCATTGCCATTAGTCGCCTTCTTTTGAAGAGAAGTGTAATGCTCGGCTACCGCAGCATGGTAGTCAGCATTGCGCTGTATCCGCGTCCGAACTGCACTGTGCATGAGTCTACTCCCTTGGAAAGGCTGTGCCAGTCCGTGGACTCTTGACTACTGGCTTGTCGCATTTCTGTCGCGTTCCACTTGAAGCAAGTCCTTCCACCCAACTGTTGGACTTGCATTGCCCTCTCTCCCATATCTCCGGCGGTACCACCTCGGGGGCGAGTTGGGAGGCCTGAACTTGTTAGGTCTTTCTATGCGTAAGACTATACAAGTCATCAGCAGACAATCGAACCGGTTCAGATTTTCTAGACTGTTCTATTAAGACTTTCAGTAAAACTATAAGTTTATCAAGCCTATCGATAATCTCATCAGCTTCGTTTTTAGTCATCTTAGGCACTGCCTATAGGATCTGGTATGGGAGGGGCAGGGATAGAGTCGTAAGACACAGCTGTTGCTTGAATCCAACCTCGCCCATAACCTGAATAGTCATCAAGTATACGCACAATAAACGTGGTATTGTGCCAGACAATCTGATCAGGTAAAGTTTGACTACCTGTAACATGATTAATAGATGAACTTTGTAGCCTGTATGGTGTATAGATCGTGATTGCTCTATTCATCATATCGGCTTCAGGCAATCTGTTTAGATCATTTGGTGATGCAGGTACTACTACCGCTAATTGTTGACTAGTGACTAACTTCATTACCGTGCGACCTTGCCCGCTCACAGTCTCTTGACGCCTGACAACAGTGATGTAATCCCAGAAGGTAGGGTCGAATGCTTCATCTACATTGTGTATTGGCATGCCTTTGCCTTTTAGATCCTATTTACAGGCAAAATGGGGACTTGGCCACTTGTGCATGCGCGCGTATATATGCGCGCGTGTACGTTGTTGTTTAAGGTGGTGCGGGACGCTTCTTTACCA